CAAGCGCGTACAGTATCTCATGGAAGAGAGCCATGAGTCGGAACAGGTCGCTGAGTATCTTCTACAAGACACTCTACCAAGCACCTATGGTGTAGGGCACGGGATTGCCAGCACCACAGCAGCACCCTCCGGTATCTCCACCACAAGTGGAGGGCAAACTCCACCACCAACCCCACCGAGTGGAACACCGTCCATCAGCGACATTGAGCTGATATGCACCGACATGGTGCTTTACGACACGAACCAGCCAATTCGCCAGAGACGCCTTTCACCAACGTTTTCAACGGTGGGACCAAGCCATCCAACTCCCCCAACCAGCCCCACAGGTTCAGTTCAACCAGTCACAGACAACACGCTCTGTGCACCTGTGACGTCTGCGTTGGTGGTGAAGGACCATAGACGCATAAGGCGTAAGGCTCCATACATGAGAGCTATCATTGATGACGTTCGATGCAAATTTGGGGTTCCAGACAAGGATCCCAAAACACTCAAGGCAACTAAGTTGGCCATGAGGCGTTATGCAAACTCAAAGATGGAGGCACATGGAGTCAGGCCACACGACAGAAGGCAGTGCATCAACTACATAGTGGTTATGGCATGCATACCGTGTGATGAGGACATACTATCAGCTGAGATGGCGGTATCGTCCGAAGCAAGGAGAAGACGTCGCGCTTGGGACGGAAACTCCTGGTGTGGGATCGGGTGGGCGCCCAATCCCACTCCACCACAATCGGCGTGAGGGGGCCTGGGTAAGGTAACCGGGGTTAGTCACACATCTAGTTTGACAGATCCCCGTTTGGTGGTTACCTATACTCAGGCGCCCTGCCGGGAGCGCAGTGTGTACATGCTGGAGGGCGTGTGCGCAAGAGAGCGCTCCTTAAAAGTAAATAACCCCTCCATAGGCACGCTGCGTGCCGCCCTTCTCGAGAGAATGTACTATTGCAAGGTAGACGGAATTTTTGTTCCACCACCACAAGTAAAACACTCTGTAATAGTTTCCATCCTGAACAATTTTCGACGCAGGTTGTTGTCAAATATCAAATTGACCCCCCGTTTTTCCCCTGAACAATTCGTTCAGACGTATACGGGCCGGAAGAGAACGATATATGAAAACTATCTACCAGAATATTATTCAGGCGGAGTCAAAGAGAAGCACGCAGTTAGTGTCGCGTTCGTGAAGGTAGACAAAGTGAAGGTGACCGGTGTCCCGAGATGTATCCAACCCAGAGGTCCTGTGTACAACATAGGATTAGGTATTTATACCAAGGCGATTGAAAAACGGATATATGCAGGCATTGGTCGGGTTTTTGAAGACAAGATAACAGTAATAAAAGGTCTCAATGTAAAAGGAATTGCTAACGTGTTGGAAGAGAAGTGGAACAGTTTCGGCAACCCCATAGCCATAGGTTTGGACGCTACAAAATTTGACATGCATGTCTGCGAAGGGATGCTACGGTGGGAGCACAGTATTTACACTGCGCTTTTCCCAGGCGACAAAGAGTTGCCACGCCTTCTCAACATGCAGGTCAAGAACAAAGGAAAAGGATATTGTGATGACGGCAAGCTAACATACAAGGTCAATGGTCGACGATTTTCGGGTGATATGAACACAGCACTAGGAAATTGTCTCATCATGTGTGCCATGGTATGGACATTCGCTCATGAAAAAGGCATCAAGATCAAACTAATG